CCTCATGTTAAACATATTGTTTAATTCCACTGTATGAACACAATCCATAGATCCCGTGTCAGGCCACTTCATTTCTCGAACGAGGTTGAAACCTTAGTCGTGAATAGAGGTGACGAAGACCACTTTGATTTGGGTGGATTTGTCCTAGTAATACCTCAGGTAACTGAGTTGTATGAAGAGATGACTCCTAACAGTCAAGGTAGTAGGCATGCCTGGAAGGATTTCGAACACTATAAGAGTGTAGTCGATTCCTCATCAGGTACGCCTATACGCCTCCCGATATATGATGTGCACTGGGACTTAAGTCCCAGTTACCATGTTATGTATCCCTCGGAGGTGTATGCCGGATACGAAGGTAACGCCAGTGGTGGCGGTACCTCTATGGAGTTTGGAGATCCTGGTCGTCCCATTAATGGGCTTCCAGGGTTATATGTGAAGCGAGACGATGGTGGTTTTGTACCGCCTCCGTCTGACCTTGATCGATTGCTTAAGCTGGCGATGAGCCAGTTTCTGCCTAAGATGAAGGCCAAGCTTAGTCTTGTTAATTCCTTGATTGAACTCAAGGATTTCAAGTCTCTGCCGCAGTCACTCGGACGTATAAAGAAGATTCTACAATTAATAGGCTCTGCCCCAAAAGGGCACAGCCTTAAGAAGCTTCTGAACACGTTCTCCAAGACCGGGGCTGATAGTTATCTTCAATTGAAGTTTAACATTCAGCCCTTGGTATCTGACATAGTGGGGATTAGCTCCTCTTTGTCACGATCTGAGAAGACCATAAGGTCATTCTTGAATCGTCGGGGTCAGCCTATTACAAGCCATTTTAGCTATGTAATAGATGAATTCAAGGACAGTGATGAGATGACAGAAGCCTATTTTCCTGCGCCCACTTCACAAGTGGAACCGGGGAACATTTGGCGCTGTCGTCGAATTGCCGTTTACGAACCGACTAGATTCCATGCTCAGATTCAGTATAGTTATAACTATTCTGAATTCCAGGTTGCGCATGCGCAACTGTTAGCGTTGCTGGACGATCTCGGGGTTAATCTTAACCCTGTGATTATCTGGAACGCTATTCCGTGGTCGTTTGTGGTTGACTGGTTCATCCGTGTAAACGGATGGCTCGATCAATTCAAGCGATTGAATATGGAACCCGAGGTTAACATACGGAAGTTTCTATGGTCTGTTACGCGCAATAGGCGAATCTATCTTTACTTGATAAATTCAAGTGGGATAGCTCGCCCTAGGTGTACATATGGCCAAACGAAACTACTACCTATAATTAGCGAGCGCGCTTATCGGCGCTCTTGCTCGTTACCAGGTAGAAGCTGGTTTGAAACCAGTGGGATGAACTTAACTAAGTTCAGCCTGGGGGCCGCCTTGGCTATTAGCCACCGAAGGTCTCCTAGAAAGAAACCCTAGCAGAGGATATCTGCTGATGTTCAAACCGAACATCCGATAGTTATAGAAAAGGTATGCTAAGCAATACGCTTAACACGAACGAAGTCAAAGACTCGACAGGGTCTGAAGTTGAATTCAGTCGCCTGTCAACAAGCGAACGTGCGACGGTATTCGCCAAGATTGGTGAATCTCCGGCCGCCCCTCATCGTCTCTCGGTGTCTCACCAAGAGTCCGGTGCGGGTATGAAGAAGCGTCGTCGGTCCGTGGTGCGAGTGGATAAAACCACTATCAGCACTGTGGATTCGGTGACGCCAATCACAACTTCTGCGTACGCGGTGCTGGATTTCCCAATTGGGGCTTCCACCACCAGCGCAGAGGCTGCCCACGTCCTCGCGGAGCTCATGTCGTTTCTCACTACCACTGGTAGTGGGACGACGGTGCTCTTCGATGGAAGTGGTAACGGCGCTAGTGCCTTGTTGAACGGCGGCCTTTAGAGGTCGTCGTCAACTGGGCGGTCCTGGAATAGGCGGGGGAGATAGCTCCCCCGCCTATGCGAGTTCTTGAGTGAGCGGACTAGTTAAGGCCATTCCCCGAAGTTTTGCACGCCAACCCGATAAGGGTTGGCTGTGTCTTCGTAAAGTGACCGACGCAACTCCTCCTGTGTAGGGATTATGATGTTCCCAGTGCACCTAATTGGTACATTGTAGAGAACAAATCCGTACTGGACGGTGTTAGCGTTGATCGGGTCTAGCCATAGCGAATCCCACTCACCATTCATCACCAATTGGGTTTCCCCAACTGGTGGTTGTGTACTATCCCGAAGAAAGGACAGACAGTAAAACGTCTTCGTAAGAGGACGCTTACCGTTCTGTATGGTTCCTAAGGGTAGTCTGTTATTGCTACGTTTCATACGTGGTTGTAACTGAAGAACTCCCAGTTCGTTCGAACAATGGGATCGTTAAGCGGTGCATACTCTAGAAAGGATACCTTATGGGTCCTGCCCAGAGTCTAGAAGATAGTATAACTATCATCGCTGCACTTCTTAACGACGTTTCGCAACGTCATGGAAGTGTGTTTAACATACGGGCCCTGAACCTAACCTTAAAAAAGTTAGATTCTCGAGCTCATTTGGAAGGAATTGGTTTTCTAACGAAAACCTTGCCACGTTTGGGGAAGGCCTTTGATAAGGCCCTCGCCGGGGGTGCTCCGCTGAACGCTATCGAGCTCGGGTTTAAACCCTTGCCAGGTAGTAAACTTCCTAGGTTTCTAGGTGAGTTTATCAGCAGAGTCCTCGACTCAAACGGTGCATTACTTCCAGATCCGTGCGTGACATGTGTCACAATTGTACGACAGGTGACCTACTTATATTATAAGTATGCCCTACCATACTCCGATGAGCAAGAACATGCAGTCGTCTCCAAGTTCGAAAGAACCGAAGTCGACCTCGTCCTCACAACCGCCACTTGTGAAAATATCACTAGGGCTGTTGAAAGTGATATCCAATCTGGGAGGAATCGTTGTAAAACGACTTCTCAGGTAGATATCGCTCGCCGCGCTCGACATCTTTTATCGGATGTCTTTGCGTATTTTGATCCTACGGATATCAGACCAAGGCACGGTCCTGGTGTTGTTGCTACCAAGCAACTTCCCTGGGATAAGTACCTTTGGACTAATGTGTCCTCGCGGATCACTCAGGTTTACCCTTTTGATGCTTATTTTCAAGCGTCAGCTGGACATACCTGTGATACCTATGACCGCTATAAAGCGATCACAGATGTGGATCTACCAGCACGAGTTTTACTTGTGCCGAAGGATTCACGCGGGCCTCGACTCATTTCTTGCGAACCTGTTGATTTTCAATGGGTTCAGCAAGGCTTAGGTCGCGCCATTGTGGAGCATGTGGAGCGATGTCCTCTAACGAGGTTTAACATCCACTTCACAGACCAAACACCTAACCGGTTTGGAGCCTTACTTGGCTCAAAATACGGGAGGTACGCTACCCTTGACCTCAATGAGGCCTCGGATAGAGTTAGTTTGGCGTTAGTTCGTCTGCTCTTTCCAGAACACCTTTATAGGTACCTGGAAGCGTGCAGATCCTCGTCGACGGAACTCCCAGACGGGAGGGTCTTAAACCTCAACAAGTTTGCGCCAATGGGAAGTGCTTTATGCTTCCCTATTTTGGCGTTGACTGTTTGGGCGATCCTCACGGCAGGAGTTCCTGACACTGGATCCAAAGCTGATGTTAATAACATCCGCGAAGGGATCCTTGTGTACGGTGATGATGTGATAGTCCCAGCGGAATACGCTGCGAACGCTATCGAACAGCTCGAGTCATTTGGTTTAAAAGTAAACCGTGACAAAAGCTGCACTGGTGGACTCTTTAGAGAGTCATGTGGCATGGATGCCTTCAAAGGCGTCGACGTCACTCCTGTCCGTTTACGGACAGTCTGGTCATCAACACCCCGCGCCGATGTTTATACGAGTTGGATAGCTTACGCTAACTCCTTCTACGATAAACAGTATTATCGTGTCTATGAGAAAATCATAGAACGGTTGTACCTTACATACGGTCCAATCCCTGATGCGAGTATGTCATTGACATGCCCGAGTCTGCGATCGGTACCCGACTACATGAAGCCAAAGCGACAGCGCTTCAACCGCAACCTTCAAAAGTTGCAGTGGAAAGTGCTGGACGTTAAGGCGCCACGTGAACATAAAATGATTGATGGTTGGTCAATGCTCCTCCGCTATTTTGCGGAAGGTTGCGCTGGCCGTTCCAGTCAAACATCTCGTGGTCACAGTACGTTGGTGGAGCCTCTTATAGAAGAGACTGCACCATTTTCGGTCGGTT